ACGCCGGGGCGGTGACAATCTCGGCTCTCGACACCATCGGGACGGATAACGTGCTGGGTGGTGGACTAACTGCGACCATCGCCATTACGGCTGACAACACCAACGACGCACTCAAGATCGAAGGCACCGGAGTTGCGGCGACCAACATCAAGTGGACGGCGCAGGTCAATATCACTCAAGTCGGGTAAATACTTTCATGAAAAAAATCCTGTTCAACTCATCAATGCCCCGCAGCGGCTCCGAATTGCTGCAAGTCCTGCTTCACCAGAACCCGGACATCTACGGCTCCGCTACCTCACCCCTGTTGGAGTTCCTTTACGGGATGCGGGCCAACACCGGGCTGACCGAAGTGCAGTCCCAACCCCGCGACCTCATGCGGACAGCGTTTGCCCGCACCTGCAAGGCCGCTGCCGAGGGCTACTACTCCGCCATCACCGACCGCCCTATCGTGTGCGACAAGAATCGTGGCTGGGCCGCGAACTACAACTGGACGAGCACATGGGCCGACCAGCCCAAGATGATCGTCATGGTGCGCGACCTCCGGGGCATCATCGCCAGCATGGAGCGCCTCTACCGAAAGAACACCGACACCACGGAGTGCGCGGCCCTTCCGCTGCAACTCGATGCACGGGTTTTCAACTGGCTCAATTTGAACGCCCAGCCGATTGCCAACAACCCGAACGTAGGAGCGCCTCCGGTCGGCCTTGCCCTCAATCGTTTGCGCGGACTGTTCATGGACGGCACCGCCGAGAAGGTTCTTTTCGTGAAGTGCGAGGACTTGACCAAAGCTCCAGCGGCCACGATGAGCCGCATCTACGCCTACCTCAAGCTCCCGGAGTTCGCCCACGACTTCGACAACATCAGGAAAGAAGTCGAGGAGGACACCAAGCAGTATGGGGTGTTCGGGGATCACAACGTCGTCGGCAAGATTGCCCCTCTGAAAGACTGGAATGGCGTGCTGCCCGACAAGCTCTCCGATGTCATCCGCAAGGACTTCGACTGGTATTTCTCCGCCCTCGGCTATTAAAATCAACCGCAGTAATACAATCAACCACATATATGTCCCTACTCGATCCGATCGAAAACACCGTCTCGCCCGCCGCTCAGAAAGCCCGCCAGCTTCGTCAGAGCACCGTGCAGATCTTCAACCAGACCCTCCACCAGTGGGAGCAGGGGATCAATCTCCTCTGGGACGACGCCAACCCGCAGGCCGTGCTCGACGCACTGGAAGCCGATGGCGGCTCCTCGGTGGAACTCTTCACGCGCTCCAAAGAGCTGGTAGAGTTCCTCGTCGCGCAGAATCCGCCCGCGTCGGAGCTGGCTCTCATCAACGCGGCCATTGCGAAGGTGAAGCCGTTCACGGTGGTGGACGGGAAAATCCTGATCACGGTTTAATCGCCGATGTTCACACCCGCCAAACTCCTGCCGTGGCCCTGGTGGCGTAGATGGCTCATGCGACTGAAAATCACATGGGGTTACGTCATCGGGCGCGGCTACTGCTGGTGGGATCTGGAGACCGGCGAACTCTACGGCAACACGGCGATCTGCCGGGTGTATGGGCTGCCGCCTGGAAAATACCCTACGACCTACGAGAGCTTCGACGCGATGCTGTGGGCGGACGATGACCGTGTGACGGTGCGGCGTTCTGTGGACAAATCCAAGGAGTTGCGCGCCGTGTTCCACGACACGTTCTGCGCGAAGGATCAGACGACCGGCGCGATGATTTTGATCAAAGCAAAGGGCTGGTGGCTCTACCGTGACGGAGAACCCGTCGCGATGCTCGGCTGGAACGAGCGAATGCCTTACTCCCGCAGAAATGAAAACGTGATCCGATTCTCGCAGAGCATGGAACGCAAGTTCGTCGAGGGTGATCGAACGGAGTGCATCGTCATGCTGAAAGCCTGCCTACCTAGACAATATGCCCGGAAATGAAGAAATCCTCCAACTCTTGCGGGAGATGCGGACGAACGCAAACGGCAAAAAAGAAACCGTTGCGTATCTCGGCATCGCCGTCGGCATCCTCTCCGGGTTCCTGTCGTTCTGGGCCGGGCATGCGGTCACGGGAGAACGGGTCTCCCGGCTGCAGCATGACTTCATCGAAGCGAAAAGGATGCAAACCGAACTGCACGCCCGGATTGAGAAAGTTGACCGTGAAAACGATAAGGCCATCTCGGAACTGCGGACCAGTGTCGCTGCACAGCAGACCCAACTGGCGGAAATACGTGCAGATCTGAAGGAACTGTGGCGTACGGTGAAGCCCTAAAAGCGTTCCAGTACCAATGAAGCTGCATTATATTCTTATCTTAACCATGGGGTTGGCTGGATGTCGCACCACGGGCGGAACCGAAACCGCAGTACTACAGCAGAACATCGCACGCATCAATGAGGCAAGCCGGGCGTCCAGGGCGGATGCCAAGAAGATTAAGGAGCTTAGCCGAACCATTGCTAAAGCAACAGACCATCAGGGTCGGAGCCTCGACATAGCAGACCACAAGCAGGCTATCCTTGAAGGCTACTTCAAGTGGCTGATGCAACGGAGGAATCAATAATGTGTGGCAATTGTGAATATCGGCACGCGTCCGGCGTCAACTGTAGGTACCGCCTCGGCAGGGCTCCGGCTCGAGTGTGGATGCTCATCATCACAATCTTCACGCTGGCTGGTGCGTTCGCACAGGAACCAGCCCCACCAATGCCAGCCATTGACTTTTCCACGTTTACACCGAAAACCGTGGCTCGCATCTTTGACGGTATGCGCAATGCACTTGCGGAGGCGCACCGGCAGCAGAGTATTATCGTACAGGCGAACGTGGAACTCGGCAAGCGGGCGGCAGACGCAGAGGAGCAGGCTAATATCGCAATCGCGGCAGCTGCCATGGCGGAGAAGGAGGGTGAAACGCTGCAGGGTACAATTATCGGACTGAGGCAGGAAGTACTGGAACTGGAAGCGAAGATGGCAGCATTACGCAGGTTCTGTCATGCCGTGTTGATAGCTATCTTCGTGACGGTAACCGCCTTCGTTTGGAGCGTACTGCAGAAGTTCGATGTGGGGCGAATCCCGTTAATTGGTGGGTGGCTGTCCGGGTACGCCGCCATTGCCAGAGTGATCATTGCTATTGCGGCGGGGTCGGCAGCTGCCACCACCGCATGGGTGATCCTATCCAGAATCTGAAGTTCGCGGTTGCTGGCCGCACTCCCTAATTATCTGGGCATGCGTCCTGCCACTTTCATATCACTGCTCGAAGCAGCGGTTCCTAACCCGAAGTTCCGGGAAGTGGCTCTATGGCTGAAGGTGCACCGCAATGCGTGTGACGTACTCCCACCAGACTGGGAAGAACTGACGTTACCGCATGTTGAGATTGAGCACAATACGCCGCGCGTGCCCAAGCGATGTTATGATAATGCGCTGGCACTGGCAAGGTTCGACCCACGTTACCAGTTATACGGAGGTTGCGTGGTATGGGACCACAACTACCAGCAGGTTGTGAATTTCGATATCAATAAGTACTGGGGTACCAGAACCTGTCGAATAGTGCACGCCTTTTGTGTCATTGATGGTAAGATTGCTGACCCAACGTTCGGACTGAACTCGGACGACCACTACTTCGGAAAGCTTCTCGATCCCGCACAGTTTAAGGATGATGCGGCGCTGGAATCGTTCCTATATAAATGCTCCGCCGCCTACGATGCAACCTTCCCACACGATGAAGCCGTGTTAACGCGCACGTGGGAAGAATGGAATGCAAAGACGAGCAAAAGCAGCACCAATAATACCTAATGACTAAGAATCTCGGCAAATCATACTCGCTCTGGTCACTTGCAGGCTGGTTTAAACCGGCTCCAACCAATCTCAGCAAGCAGGAACGGGAAACGGTTAACCGTATGCAGAATGGTCTGTCGTCACCATTGCAGGGTGGGATGCAGGAGTATTACATGGGGCAGACGTCACGGAACTCGGACCCACAACAGCACTTTGGAGAAATGGAAGAAATGGCTGGGCACGAGATTGTTGCTCCGGTTCTCGCCATTTACGCGGAAGAAGCGACGCAGCCAGACTCTTCAAACGGAAAGGTGATCTGGTACGAGTGTGATGATAGTGAGGTGGAGGAAGATCTCAACAAGATGCTGGAACGGGTCAATGCAGACGATGACGCCTATGCCATCCACTGGGACCTCGCTGCATTCGGTAACAGCTTTCGGCGGCTCCTGCGTACCGAGGCGAATGGTATCGAGCACATTGTACCGATCCCGGTTTCGCACATTCGCCGCATTTACGACCTCACTACCAAGCGCTTGCTGGGGTTTAAGTGGGCCGGGCACGAACCCATGCCTGAGCAAGCGGTTCGCCTGACCTCCGGCAGCAAGTCTGAGAACATTTTCCCACCTTGGGACTTTCTCCACTTCCGCCGCATTACCAGCCGAACAACCTCGGAGTCCGAGTACGGCACGTCCATGGTGGAGCACCTGTTCACGCTCTACCGTCGCATCAAGCTCTCGGTGGATCAAATGGTAGTATACAGACTTCACGCCATGCCAAGCCGCTGGATTTGCTGGGTAGATACCGGCACACAGACAGCGGCAGAACAGTCGGATACGCTGACCATTTATAGGAACTTCCTGCGATCCACCATGGCGCTCGATGAAAACAAGTTCGAAAGCCGGTTCAACCCACCGGCAATGGACTCCATCCTCTTTTTCCCGAAGCCAACCGGCGACGAATCGAAGATTGATCAGATGCAGGGTACCAACGATGTGCCAGATGTGCCAGATATTGACCTGTTGACCAAGATGTTCTTCGGTGGTGCACGCGTACCGCGCAGTTATGTTGGATTCGGCGAAGACGACGGAAGCCTTGCCAACAACTCCCTTGCCAGCAAGGATATTCGTTTTGCCCGGTTGATCCGGGTGCTCCGGCAGCCTGCCATCAGCGGATACGCCCGGCTGGCTGATATTCAGATGGTGCTCAAGGACAAGGACCCCAGCAAGTACAAGGTAACCGTGCAGATGAGCAGTATCTCCGCCATCGAGGATGAGGTGAAGGCCGCGACCATTTTGAAGCAGGCCGAGGTTGCCAACGTGGTCTCCGACATTTGTCAGAAGCTGACCATTCCAAATAAGGAAATTATCGATCTCGTGTTCCGGGAGTACCTGCACGTTCCGCGCAAGTTTGCAGACGTGGCTAAACTGGCTGCCGCCGTGCAACAGGTGGTTGGCGGACCGGAGGGTGCTCCTGGAGGCGGCGGGGGCATGAGTGGGATGCCGATGGGAGGTGGTGGCGGAATTGGTGACGATCTTGGTCTCCCACCAGAAGAACCAGAGGGCGCTCCGGAGGTGGAGGTAGACGGTGACCAGCCACCGCCTATCGCCACGACCGGGCAGGAATCGGTAACGGCACTTCAGCACACTATGCTACTGGAATTGCGCACGGCCATTAAGGGGAAGCACAAGCAGCTCATTCCGGAGATGAAGCGCCTCTCCAACACCATGCGGTCCCTGTATCGCATCCACGCGACCGGGCGGGTTAGCCTCGTTGAAACCAGCCGAGTGCTACGATCCAAGGACGCCCTGCCGACTGGCAGACGTCTAACCGAAGGCGCGGACGCGTCCACAATTTACAGTGGTACGGTTCTGACACCGGTTGGCCTCGCTGAGGCTGAGGGCAATACCACCGTGGCGGAGAGTCACCCCGCTGTAAAGGCCGTGCACGGGATGCGCAAGGCCGCGAGCGGATCGCAGCCGCTGACCGAGCAGGTCAAGGCGGGAAAGATTCGCGTTACCGCACAACTCCACGAATGATATGAGCGTCAAGTCTCCATATGGTGTTCTGGTGCCCGGCGCTGGTGGTAGGATTTTTGAACCAGCGTTGAAGCACCGGTTCGAGGTGGAATTCGAAAACATGGGTGGAATTAAAGGGTGGGATGCCAATCAGGCGTGGGCGGTTCGCACCTTTAACCCCGGTGGATCTCAAATTGAGGCTGGAGTCGTGCAGGTGCTCAATCAGCAAATTCGATACCCAAAGAATCTGAGCGCCGGAGATGCGGCGGAATTGGAGTTGATCATGCTCGATGGCAGTACCGCACTGGACGTGATGTGGCGATGGCATATGGCGGTTGGCAATCGCAATCTGACAACAGGTGGAAGCATTGGTCTGCTAACCGATTCATCTTCAAACGGTATCGGGGGCAGTGCTACCGTATATGCCCTTGGGCCAGATGGTGCGACCAAGATCGGCGGATGGTTACTGGAGAACATTTGGCCATGTTCTATCATTGCTGGTACCTTCGACCAAAGCTCGGAGTCTGACCCGCTTGTTCACCGTGTTCGGTTCGAAGTAAATCGCGTCACCTTGCTTGGGCGCGGTGGGAGGTCGGTATGAAGGCTGACCCGTCCTGCCACCCCGTATTTCCGAAGGAGCCGTCCGCTGTATATCGGTCGATGAAGCCGATACGGATGCGCATGCGCGTAGGCAAGCTGATTAAGGAGATTCGGCGCATCACGGCGGACCCGCCTCGGAAGTAGGTACTTGACAGGCGTTCGTTCTTCTGCTAAGGTATGCAGTATGAACAAAACACTTCAAATCGCGCAGGAATTCAAGACACTCGCCGAAGCGGTTGCCGCAGCGGTCGCCAACCAATCACTCGATCTGAGCTACAACCCGGCAGAGGCTGCCCGCAAGGTGAAGGACTGCGACAGTGGATATCACCGGGATCGTGGCGTTACCGCTGCCTTTCTCACTGATGACGGCGTCTATTACGTTTATGAGTCCGGCGGCATGAGCCTGCTACACAAATTCGAACCATTCATCTCCTGCCTGAGCGACAGCGGGTTCCACATTGCGCAGATTGCGCCGGGTCGCACGAGCATCGTGATCAGCGAGTTTGTTATCAAGAAGACTGCCGAAGGGCGCGACTTCTTTCGTGGTCACCCTGAATTCCTCGCCGCCTGACCGTGACTAACAGCATTCCTCCGCGTATGATTATTGCTATTGCAGATTCCAGCACCTCAAGCATCACGAACGGTGATGTTATCAATGGTGTTGTGCGGCATTGTTACACTCACGCCGATATTGATTCCAGTCATTGGTTGGCCGTAGTATACGACGACGGCTCCGACGAAACGTTAACTGCGAACATCCTGAACCGCATTCAGGCGCGTCATAACCCTCGCCGATTTACGCATTCTGGATTACTGCCGAGGTTAGCAAAGCTTCCGGATCGTCCCAACCGGTGGCTAACTCCAACCTATGCAAAAATCTAATGAAAAATGCCGTCGACGAGTACCAGAGACTGGTCTCCAAATCTCAGCAAGCGGGTTTGTCGATCCACAGGTACTGTATATCTGAGGGACGGGCGGGAACCTACGCCTCGGCGTTCTCCTACATTGCGTACTTGTCGAACCTCGCTGCAACACTGCGCCGCTTAGGTATAATTGGTCGCAAAGAGGCAATGACACTTTCAACGATTAACTACGAGGCACAGGACAAGGTGATCGCGTACACGTTGTCGCAACGCAAGCAACGGCGGAAGGATCGCATTGCCACAGTGGAGCGCATCTGCGCCAAGTTTCCGCAGGTGGTGAAGAATTCGTCACCGTGGTCGTTGAAGCTATTGGTAGACCCGATCCCGCGAGAGCTATGGGAGTCCCACGTGTGGCAGGAGTCTGAGCTCGGCCTTCCCATGTGCGTTGAAGAGCGCGTTGAGGCACCATTGCCAGTTTCCTTCGCGCCCGAAGGAGATGAGGTGATCTACACTGGTCATGGCCGGTCGGTGCGAGTAACATGCGACGACGACGTGGACGGTCACGTGTTCCAGCGCGTGAGGGAGGAGCACAAAGAATTTTGCCAGGAACCGTTTACGGTGAAGGAACTTGAGCAATTTCACCGGGAGCTGAAGATTCCGAACCATCGAGTAATACTGACACCGGACCTCGGTCACGGCCCCCTGCACGTGCTGATCAGTTGCTGCGCGGAACCAGAGCCGGAAAAGCCAGTCTCGAACCCTCCAAACTCCAGCGAGCGGTTCCACGAGCTGCGTGACTCTCTGACCGAGGACTATAGTAACCTTTCCATGCACATGGAAGGAGGTATCCTGCCACCGGAGGTTTCCAAGCTTATATTTGGTAACTGGTACGGAGACTTTACTCCCGCGCCGAAGCACCCCTCGCGAGCTACCGCAACACGACGCGTGCCGGAACCGAAGCCTGCGAGGCCGGAACCGAAGCCTGCGAAGCTGGCACCAACCAGCCTGCCTGCGTTTCAACCATCATCAGCTGGAATCAACAACCAAAAGGTGCAAGCCGTGGCGTGGGTTCTTGGGCGCATCAACACACTGACGCAACAGCTTCTAAACATTCCCGGTACCGTGCTGGAGGAGGTTACATTCCACCCCGGAGACTTTGAACGCATGCAGGCGTTGTCCGTCTCCGCCTCCGACACGCTCACCAAGTTTGATGCCATTCTTGCTACCGTTCGAAACTTTCATAACCAATGAGTGTTCGCCGTCATAAAGCTGTGAAGGCGTGCCAACGAGCTGAACGGGCCGAAAGCATCCGCTTCTGGTTGTCCCGGCTCCGTCCACTGGATTACGTGCTGATGCTCTTTTTCCTGCTCGGCGTTGTCATGATCGTTTACTGCCTCCTCCGGTAACATAGCATTCCTACAGATCTATGAATCGCCCAAATCTCACCGCCAACGCCGCCGTCCGCCAAGCCGGAATGACCGTATCTGGCTACCTCGCATCTGCCATCGAGTCCATCGACGGGCAGTTTGGTGCTGGATACGCCACATCAAACCCAGCACTGGTTGCCGCTTTTATCCATGCAGCCACACTGGACTTTAACAACTGCGCGATGCACAGCGTTCTCGGCGAGATTGCCGATGCCATCAGCGAACTGGCGCATCGCATTGGCGAACCGGCAGACACCGCAGCTGTCGCCTAGATCGTGTGCACGGGGTCCGGCTTCCGAACGAACTCGCTTGGCCACGCGTCCACCGCCGGGTCTGATATGCGCCGGATCGCTTCGGACCGCTGTGCCAGCGTATAATCATCCATCTTGACGCTATCGTCTTGACTGGCATTGAATACCGCACCACAAATGCCGTCTGCAAGATCCTTGCTGCCCTGGAGGTTAAGAAGCTGGACGCCGTTATGAATCACTCGGATGAACTGGTCCGGATGGTCGATTTTATCGGGCCGGTCCTCAAGGTGTTCTAGCTCGGTCATGAGGTAGTCATGTCGGAACATGCTGAACCGACCCTCATCGAAGGTTTGCTTGAGCTGCACGTACTGATCCTTCTTCCGGTCCACGGAGGTGTAGCAGGTCTTGAACCCGTTGCTTTCGAGAATGTTCCGCATCTCTAGTGACATGGCAGCTAAGTCGCAGCTAACCATCTTGATGTCGAAGTTGCGCTTCTTGAGCCACCATATGAACTCCCGGATACGCCCGAAGTCGATTGGGTCGGAACCGGAGGCACTACGGATCACCCGAAACGCTATGTCGAGTTCGAACACTGGTCGCATGGACTTAACGACCCGGTGCGTCAACCTGTCGATGACGTCCGTTTCCGCGTTACCGGTTGGGTGAATCATGGCAAACCCAAGGGCATCCATGGCCCCGGATGCCATATCAAGATGAATGAACCGCCCGGCGTCCGGGTGTCTTCTGGGAACGATACGGGACGAACGGCGCTGAAGCAACCGTTCGAGGTTTACGAAGTCCGAAATCTGGCTGGATGTGGATCGGACGCTAAGTGGGATGGAGTCCGTACGCATCGGATCAGCCAGTTCGTCCGATATGGAGTTCAAGATTGGCAGGGTGCTGGCAAACAGCTTGGATACGCGACCCGTACTGATTCCGGCTAGGTCACGGATGGAGCCGGGCAGGTCGCGCTCAAACTCCGGGCGATGTTCGACGGGCGGAAACAGAAGCCGTGACGGCGGCACGTCGAGCGCCAACGTGGGGTCGTCAATGATCCTTGGCGGCACGATGGCATCCCCTATATCTACGGTGAACGTCTTGCCGCAGTACGACATCTTAACCGGGCCAACCACCTCCCACCATGCGAAGTCATATACTCGGACCTTAGGGTCATTGCGATACTTGCGGACGTATTCTACGAGGAAGTCATCTTCGGACTTGGCCGATGACATGAGGATAAGCAATCCGGGGTGGCTGGCCCCTGTCACCTCGCCCTTATCTCGCTTGAACCGGGAGGTAATACGGCGCTGAATAGCCTCAACCAGCTCGTGGGCAGCCTTGGCAGCATCCTTTTCCAGCCGGAAGTTTACCTCGTCCACGCAGCTAACCAGTACGTTACGCCCCAACGCCTCATGAATTTTGGAACCAGCCTCAATAGCAAGGTTACCGGCAATGTCCACGCGCATACCGGAGAATTTCTGGTCCAGCCGGGTAATGGATCGCTCCCGGAAGAACGGACTAAGCCGCATGAACCGGATGGCGTCCGCAAAGGTGCCATCCTTGACCTGTTCCTGCGTCACCGAAAAGAAGCTGTAGGTAATAGCGGACGCAGCGGACAACCCGAAGTACTGTACAGGGTTGCGCAGACATAGGGCGTACGCCAGCCGATAGAGCAGGACGACCGACGCCATGAAGCTCTTACCTAAACCAATGGCACCGGTCAGTACCAGCTGTTGCACCTGTGAATCCGGGCCGAAGTCCCGCAGGAGCATTTCCCGCCACTTGGGGTAAAGGCCGTCCTGCCCGTTATCTGGGTCGGACCGACATGCCACGCCGAGGTAATAGTCGTCCTCGATGAACTCCTTCATTGTTGGCGGAGTGCGCAGGAAGTCGGCGGCGTTTAGCTCGTGGAGCAGCGGGGAGGTACCATCACCCTCGAACTGATGGAGGATGCGGGCAATGAGAGCCTTGGCATCCTGCGACGGCATATATCCACACTCGGCCAGCAGTTCGGCTGCTACCCGTTCCCGTTCCAGCGTTGCTTTGTCGGCTACGGATTCGATCCGATCAAGAACGCACCTCACATCTTAAACCGTTCAACGGCCTAAAACAGCACCCGCATGGTCTACAACGGCGAACGGTGAACTGCAGGCATTCCGGCAAACCCACACGTAGCACGGATGGCGAGCAGATGCTGCTGGAATGCCGGGCCGGGATCATTCTTGCGCTGCGTAATTCTGTCGTGACCAGTCACGTCACGCAGTCCGTAATGCACGACCAGCAGCTTGCTGAGCGCCAGCACCGAGGCGATCTGTGCCGGATAGAAAATCTCCCACTCATCCCCGCCGTTCTGTTTTCCCGACCAATGAGTAGAGAGAAGAGTGGCGAAGCCGGGGACGTTTTTGCGCCCCCACCCGAATGCTCCCTTGGAGTCGCCCAGGTTGGCGATCTCGATTCCGATGGCTTCATCGTTGCCACCTTTACCGTTGGAGGAACTGTAAAGTATGCCGGTCGTGGGATCGACCCACTGGCTCCTGCCCGCATGGGATGCTTTCTGATTGCAGGGAACGTGCTGCACGATTGTTCCGTCGCGGTCCACGGTGAAATGTGCCGAGACGCCTCGCGCCTTCATAACGTCCACGGTACCGTCGACGTCCTTGATGAAGTCGCCGTTCAGATCTCCGTCACCATCCGCACCCCCGGTGAAATGCTCGACAAGGTAGCGCGGCTTCAGAGGGCCTCCCCCAGGAAGCGGCTGACGCCACACACCAACGAGCCAATGATCGGACCCCATGTTCAACCCTCCGGGAGTCAGGACCGGCGCGGGCGTGTTACCATGTGGAGCTTCAGTGGGAGCTTCTTTTCCTGCAATCGCCGCCTGCAGACGACCCTCCGACAGCACGCCCCACCTTCCATCTACATCGTTACCTACGAACCCGAGGACGGCCTGCACGAGCTTGATCGTTGCCCTGTCGGCCTGGTTGAGGGCCGTGCGTGACTTCCTCCCGAAGTCGTTGTCGACCTTGAAAGGGTAAACTCCTGCGTCTTTCAGGACTTGTTGGATGCGTTCGATTTTGGTCATAATAATATACGTAGTCTACCGGGGCTGCTCATAGGTCAGGTAAGCGATACAGCGTTCACGGGCGGTGATGCTGGGTGCCGAAAACAGCTCGGTATTGTCAAGGTTGCCCATATTCCCAAGAACGCAACTTGACAAGCGTTCGTTCTTCTGCTATTATTCTTTCATGACATCCGAACACGATCAAGTCACCCCGGCCCCGTTGGGCAAGGTCCGCGCCCGTCGCCGGTAATGCCCGGCCTGATGAGTCCACGAAACAACCAACAACCCGACAAAATGAAATACACCACTCAAAACAAACTCCGCAAAATCGCCCGCCGCGCTGCCAAGGTTGGCCTCACCGACGCGGCCATTACTCGCATGTCGTTTTACCAAACGATTTCGCAACTGCGATTCGCGGCGCGTCGCAATCCGCGCGTCAATATTTCGGATTTCACGAATTACGGAAAGCATTCGATGACCCCGATGGAATCGCTGGCAGAGTTCACCGCCGCCTAATCCCTCACCACTTCATCAAATGAAATTCGCATCACCAAAACACACGCGGCAGGAAATCGCGCAATTCTCGCCACAATGAAACCCAACACCCCCATCAAAAAACGCGACAAACTTCGCCGACTGCTATCCGCGCTTAAGCTGATGGAAGACAACAATGAATGTTTCACCTGCTGCGCAATTAGCAGGGACAAGACTGACCCAATGCGGGTTTGGTATACCGACGTGCTTCACATGCATTCCGGCGCACCACGCGGTACTGTGCAGTCATTCTGGGAGCGAGACTACTTGAACGAAGTGCACACGGATCGAAGCCGGTTCGCACATCGCCTTATGTGGCTGGCCTTTCTCCACACGCTCGTCTCCAATAACCTCGAATAATCTCGCCGTGCCGTATCCAACCAACAACCCATCGTTGACCCCGGTCAAAACCGTGTCGCTATCGTGGGTGACTGTCCAGAGAACCATGGGATTCCTTTCGTCGGAGCAAGCGGCCACCATAAACTTCTAACCCGTTCGCTCTTCGTCAATGAAAAGACAGTCGTAATGAACGCCTACTTCTCGCCTAATACCTGAGAATACCTGAGCCAGTACCTGAGAATACCTGAGCCAATGCCTAATAACGTCAATAACATTAACCCCGAAGATTTGAAATGACTACACCTACCTGCCCAATTTGTCACAAGAATACTGAGGTTCGACCCGGAGCATGGGTAGGCAGATGGGTATGTCGCATCTGCCAAGAGTCGTTTGGTTCGGAGCCCAATGAATTTCACCCGTTATTCCCCGGTGCGGAGTGCGCCGCAAGCCCCACTTCCGAAAACTCATGGGTCGTCGGAGAAGCTGTGTTCGACGATCCACGTCAGGACACCATCAGTGGAGAGGTTGTACTCAACGACCCATGTTCACCATCTACACCCGAGACGAATGCGAATAAGCGCAGAGGCGTCGATTACACACCCGATTCGTCGAGTGATATGGTTTGCGATGCCGAACTTACGGAGAGGCTCGAACTCGAACGCAATAACTGGAAGCAGGTGGCCCGCGAGCACATTAACCGTAATAACGAAAGCCTGCTCGCGCTGTGCAAAGCAACTGCCGAGCTGGATACGGCCCAATTCAACCTGAACCTGAGTCGTACGCAGCATCTTGAGTGCGCAAAAGAACTCGCTGCTCACCGCGATGAGCTCGCACCGTTGAGGCTCAAGGCGGCAGACCGGGACGAATGGCAGGAAGTAGCAATGAAGGTGTCCAAGGAACGGGATAATCTCCTCGCCGACAAGAAGGCTCGCGCAGAAATCAATACGAGTTACCGACTATTTGACCTCGTGCGGTATCAACGTGCGGAGCTGCATAGGTCCGGCCTCATCACTAACGAGGAATACGGCTGGCTTTGCGCGTCTGATATGGCTATAAGCCCTCAAGGGGGCAGTCCGTCGCGGCAACGGCTCGAGGATTACGACAAACTTCGCGCAGAGCTGGAAGCTGTGAAAAAGGAGCACGATGCTTTCCGAACGGAAAATGAGGCCCTGAAGGCGCAGGTGTCGTTTCACAAGAATCTCGGGATCACGCTGCTGGATGCCAAGTATCTCGACCCGGCGTGCCACAAGGGATGTCAGTCCCTGAAGCACCACAACGACCTCAACGCCAGTCAGCAGACCATTGCCGTGCTGCGCGCAGCACTCGGAATTTCACCGGAGGAACGCATTCCCGAACAGAAGCCAACAGCCGGGTCACTGCTCGTGGAGCGCGGAGGCACCCGCGCGCGAATCAGCCCAACGTCTGATGAGGCAATTAAGCTGGAACGGACCGTTGCGCAGCTGCAGGAGGAACTGGACAACCACCGACAAGCCCGAAATAGCCTGCCAGACAGCAAGTGACAATGGTCTGCTGACTGGCGTTGAGGTCGTATCGGAAATCATCGTGCTCCTTTGCGATCAGCTTGACAGGTGTTCGCAAGCCTGCTAGTGTTCGCGTCTATGCAAGTCATCTTATCCAAAACAGAGAATCGTTAACACGCCTATGCAAACTTTCCTACCACATCTTGAATTCACCAGCTGCGCGCAATGCCTCGACCGCCAGCGCCTTGGCAAGCAGCGCGTGGAGGCAAAGCAAGTCTACCTCGCGTTAACGCAACCCGGTTACGGCTGGCAGAATCACCCTACAGTTAAAATGTGGCGTGGGCACGAATACTGGCTGCTGCAGTACGGATTGGAAGTATGCGCCGAGTGGATTAAGCGTGGATATAACGACACACTGCAACGCTGGTTCGATAAGCAGCAGCAGGATTTGCACGTACCACTCGGCTTCACACTTGACTCGAAGCCTGATATGCCGTGGCTCACCCCGTCCTTCTGCCTTTCCCACCGTTCTAATCTCATTCGCAAGCTTCCATCGCATTACGGTCCAATGTGGCCAGATGTGCCAAGTAACCTTCCGTATACTTGGCCTGTGACAATCGTCGGCTAGTTATTTATATGACAAGCACCGAGAAGAACCTGAATCCTACGCGTGTTATTCAACGTATCGATGAGGTGTTGCAAGGTGACGCCAAGTCCAGCGCCGTTTCCCACATTGGTCGGGCCTTGAATGAGTTGGCAGTTGCCTCCATGGCCGTGGAGGGGTCACCATTGCCTGCCACCCCGCCAACGCAGGATAATTCGGTCGCGTGGGCATTGCATCAGGCGCAGTCATGGGCGCATAAGGCTATGCGGGAACTTAAGTAACTATTCACATGATGACACCAAGCACATTCACGCAGCTGACCGAGGCTGGGGAAGAGGTGACCGTTACCTCCCTGGGCTTCGGCGACTAATTGTTCTCATGACACCAAGCACATTCACGCAGCTGACCGAAACGTCAACCGACTGGGTTGGCAACAACGACTCTGGAGACTGGGAAGCAAGCAAAACTGAAGGCGGGCTTCTACTGCAGTTGGGAAGTGAGGCCGGTGGGCGTGATGTTACCATATACGCCAGAATTTTCAGGGTTGGGCAAACAGCTGGTCATTCGGACGCGGTGGGTCGATGGATAAAGGGTGATAGGCCGTTATGGAAAGGTTCCCATGTATGTGACGGCGGTGAGGAGGGAGATGAGGAGTACGATGAGTATCAGGAAATGTTTGAGCTTTTGAACGATCACTGTTTCGAGGAAGTTTTCGTTAAATTGGGTGGTCGAACGGCCATGCAGCGTTTGCAAAACCGATAACTCATGGCTTCGGCCTTGGGCTTCGGCGACTAATTGTTCTCATGACACCAAGCACATTCACGCGGCTGACCGAGGCACCAAACGAGGCCGCTGAGGCCGATCGGCCTGAGGTCGTGATTCACGTATGTAACCCGGACGACCGCTCCCTGTTTCTTGACGTCACAGTTCGGGCACACCTTGCTGCACCAGTTCGCAGCCTCGACGATGTGGAGCTCGACCTGAACGGCGATCAGTACTGGGACATCTCCTACGGGTACGCGGGCGGTGGTGACGCTGATGGACGCCTTATCATCACCAACCCGGAAGGCGACGAAGGACCGTATGATGTGACAGATAAGGTGCTGGCAGCGCTGCAGAAGCCCGGCAAGGTTAGGTTCGGCTTCAGCCCGCAGGGTGAGTAATTATTTCCATGACACCAAGCAGACTCACCATACTGACTGAGGCCGTTAACAGCTATGAGGCTCAGGATGACCTATGTGAGCTGGTCTGGCAGCTGTTGAAATAACATGGCCACACCCGCAATTCAGTACACCGCCCGAGACTTCGCCTCCAATCTGGCGGCACTGCAGGATTACGTTCGAGCAAACTCGCCGGAGAACTGGAATAGCTTCTTTGCCGGAGACCTCGGTGAAGTGCTGGCTGAGCTCATTGCTTATGACGGGGCGCAGCTGAGCTTCATCGGCGACATGGCCGCGCTGGACTGCTTCCCCGGCACGCTCAAGCACCGTGAAGCACTCATCCACCTTTGCCACCTGGTCGGTTATCGCCTGCGCCGGTCCAGCACGGTTTCGTTAGCCTGTTACGCCCGTGCTGCCACCTCCCCGTCGCCGTCTGACCACGGGTACATCATTCCGAAGGGCGTGCAGGCTACCGGACGGGACGGCACCATCTGGGAGGTTGCCTCCGACTGCATCATTGCGCCGGGCAACACCACGCCGTTGCGCATCGAACTCCAGTATGGCGACGTCATCGCCCCGCAGCTCCGTGCCGGGCAGACCGTGCAGGTTGTGGCGCTGGTTAAGCTTACCGTAGGTTCCGCCACGGCCACGCTCTGCCATCCGGACGGCACCCGCCTGAATGAGGCTACCTTCGGTCCGCGCGTATCTGCTGGCTCCATTCTCCGCATGACACAGGAGGTGCTGACATGGTCATCTACCGTGACAACGTGGGGAGGTGCCCCGCAGCCGCCCCGTGGTGAGTACGCCGTGATTGAGGCCGGGAAGCTCGCCAGCGACCTGCAGAATTACACGGTGCTGTACCTTGACCGCCCGTGGGATGGTGCCGCAGACTTTGTCGGTCAGTGGGTGATCGAGAACCGCAACATCATCATGTCGCAGGGTGAATCCCGGCAGGACGTGCTGACGCTGCCCGCTGGCACGAACCGTCCCGGGTATAAGGCTACCACGAGCTTCTACCCGGTTATTTCTGGAGACGTGGAGCCGTTCATCCCATCCGGCCAGCTTTCCACAGTCAACGGCGTACAGCTTGGGGCCATCGTTACCGTCAACGGCGTGGCGTGGCAGGCGGTGGCCAACCTGCTCGCATGTGGTAGTGACCAGCAGGTGTACGAGTTCGACTTCGATGCGCTAGATCGGATGACCGTCACATTCGGCGACGGGCAGTTCGGCGCACTCCTGCCGGAGGGGGCGCAGATTACAATCTCCTACCGGACCGGTGGTGGTGCAGCAGGTAACGTGCTGCAGAACGCCATTGATACCACGATCATCGGGCAGGTGGCCAGCCAGACCAGTACGCCGGTCTCCATTTCCATTTCCAACCCGTTCACCGTAGGTAAGGGTGGCAGCGAGCGGGAGTCCATCACCGAGGCCCGAACCGGCCTGCCCGCATTCGTCCGGGCCAACGACCGCGCCGTTTCGCCCGAGGACTATATCTCACTGGCCTCAGGGTTTAGTGATCCGGCTGCCGGGCGGATAAGGCTCGCGAAGGGCGTCCTGCACCGGAACGCGGTGCCACACGAGCAGAACATCGTCTGGCTGTACGCCTGGGTGTCCGGTCCGTCCGGGCAGTTAGCCTCTCCATCGTACGACCTCAAGCAGCGCCTGTTAGACTACATGAACGAGCGCAAGATGATGACTGATGAGGTAGTCGTGCTTGATGGTACGGTCGCCACCACGCCAGTCCAGCTTCGCATCCGCATGGTTACCGGTTCCTTCCCATCGGACGTCCTTTACCGGGTGCAGAACGCCATCAATGCAGTCTTCGCCGACCTTCAGCCGGGTGCCACACTGTACATTAGCCGTCTTTATGATGCCTGCATGGAGGTGACCGGGGTGCAGTACTGCGACTGGCTCCTGCCGTCCACGGATGCCGTTCCAGCCACGGAGTTCGAGGTGGTTACCAACAGCCTCCAGCTGCCCGTTTACCTGACTATGACGGCCACCGGTCTGCTGGGAGACAACCACCTAACCGTCTCGGATACATCAAGCGTTGGTCCCGGTACCCGCATCTCAATCTTTCAGTACGGTGTGCAGCCGACCACGGCCATTGTTGAATCCGTCACGGCCACGGTCATTACGCTACGCACCCCGTTGCTGGCCATGTACGCTATGACGGCCACGCTGATCATCGGCGACTTCCTGCCCCTAATCTGGCAGTACGAGCGTCCGGTTCAGCTGTACGTGACATTCTCGTCCGACCCGGCGGCAGCCGCCGTGGCTACAGCGGGCATTAAGTTCCAGCTCAGCCGGTGGTTCGCCCAGGCCCTGCGCCCGGAACAGGCGTTGCGTCGGACCGACCTCCTTGCCGTGGTGGCCGGGGTGCCGGATGTGATAACCTGCGATGTGAAGATCGGGTCATCCACCTCCGTGCTGGAGTCCGTCACGCCCGGTAGTTACGAGCTGGTCACACTCGGTGGACTGGTGGTTAACGGGGTGATTATCTAGCATGGGTGACATCATCCGCATCGACCTTGCCATATGATCGCAATGACTCCACGCCGGTTTATGTCTCTGATTGAGTCTGAGTTACGCTGTATATGAGACCGATGCGTTATCAGCAGCGCAATGGAGTATGCAACGATGCATGGTGGCGGTTTAAACCCGCACAGTGCGGCTGGAATTTTTATCGAGACAACCGACCAGACGTTCAGCATGGTCCCGATGGGGTAACTAAGGCAGCCCGAATTTTACCATTGTTGCGGCAGTCTAACCTAATTGTGGACACACCATTTCAGCAAAACTGGACATCATGAAGTTTGACGCCAAGCGATTGTTTCCTCATGATGCCCACATGAGGCCACTCGCATTTACTCAGCTGACGGAAACCGAATTCGTCACACATGGGAACTATCGGATTCCGCGCCCGGTTCCAGTGGAGGCTGTGGTTGTTGACGGCGAGCGCCTGCAACCTGGCATTGCGCGAGGTGTTTCCACAATGTGGGTGCTGCGCAATGTGATGCCCACGGATGATCCGACATGGCCTGCCGTGTTCAACTACGTCGAGAGAAACCATTATGCGTCTGATCCGCAGTTCTGGAAGCGGTTTTTGGACTCGTGCAGCAAGAAGATCAAAACTCCCGTAAAGCTGCACATGGACCGACACGGCAGGCTGCTCTGTATCGACGGCCACCACCGGGTATGGGCTGCCGTGAAGCTTAGTCTTACAAGCCTGCCGGTTGTTTTCACCGAGCGATTGAAGCATCCACACCCGTCAGAGGACGGTGAGTTTGGCGTTTAGCTATGAGACCAGTACAATTCATAAACCTAATCGAGCGCGGTGTTAAGCTGTATCACTCGTCCGGAGAGGTGTTCCCGAACGGCAAGCCGGAGTTTGATGCCTTTTATGGCGGCGAACAGTTCATCAAAGACTTTCCCAACGAGTTCGGTCAGCACCTTTACCAGATCACCCTTCCGGCCAGCGCTCGCGTACTGGACCTGAACGCCGGTTCGCCGGAGGCACGGCAGTTCAAGGCTGAGATGGCTCAGATAACGTGGCCGGATGATACGGAATACGCCGAGATGTTGCTGGCTGGAGACCCCGAGGCCGAGACCGACTTCTACGAAACGTGGACCGACAAGCACACGACCCTGCGCGTGATGCAGAAGCACCCGGAGTACGCCGCCGTACGGTATCAGGATGAGTACGTGGTGCCAGCGTCAACCACCAGCAAGCTGAAGGGGAAGAAGCTGCGGGGCTAGGCGATCACTTGCGTTTAACGTGCTGCGCGACCCATGGCAAGGAAGGCTGGCCACCCCGACCATTCCGGATATTTGGACGGCTCGCTCGGCAGGCGTGGGTCCTTGCGATAGCTGGCCTTATACTCTGTGCAAGAGGTAATTCCGGCGGCAATGGTGGCGGATGCTGCCTCGACGATAGACGCGTACTTTGTAGGACGTTCAAGGAAAGCATCCCATCCTGGCCAGTCTGCGTAGTACCGTTCCGGGTCGCTCGGCAGGCGATTGTCGCTTTTAAATGCCTTGTTAGTATACTGCACGGAAGACTTAAGACGACAGGCAACAGCCGCTTTGGATGCCTCCTGCCATGTTTCATACTTTGGCTGCTTTTGCCCCTTCCCAAGGAAGGTCTCCCAGCCCGGCCAATCCGCATAAAAAGCAGTTGGCACAGCTGGAAGACGCAGGTCCTTGCGATGCATGGCGCAGTTGTTGCCGGTGCCTTTTATATACGCCGTAGATGAACAAATCCCAAGTGCAACAGCCGCTTTGGATGCCTCCTGCCATGTTTTGTACTTTGTAGGACGTTCAAGGAAAGCATCCCATCCTGGCCATCCTCCATGCGCGTAGTGTGTCGGCGGGGACTGCGGCAACCGGCAATCCGAAAGATATACCTGTCGGTAATGCGGACCGTTCGTAACGCCAAGTGCAACAGCCGCTTTGGATGCCTCCTGCCATGTTTCATACTTTGTTATACGTGCCGTCCGCCCAAGGAAGGCATCCCAGCCCGGCCAATTCACATAAAAAGTAACCGGCTCGCTCGGCAGGCGAGAAACCATGTGGCGCTTTGTCTTATAAGTCGTGGCAGACTCAATGCCGAGGGAGATAGCGGCAGCTGATGCCTCAGCCAAGGTGTACAACAGCGAACCATCCAGTTTGGCTGTAATGTGCCTTGCTGCTTTTACAATAACCTGCCGCAGAATACCACTTTCCACTGTGAGTCCCTGCGCGTTGTTCACGTTGCCGACCGCAACTCCCGCGTTATCGTCTGCTTGCGCATGTGCATGCATGCGCATGGTTTGCGCAAGCGATGTATCCGCCTCGCACAGCGCTTGAAGCGTCGTGCCAACATGTCGATACGCCGACCGTGACAATTCGCCACCACGGGTGAGGGCCGGAATGACGATGTGCCCATACTTCTTGAGCGGATTGGCTCGGTCCACTCGGACGACGCGGCCACTGGCTTGGATGATGGTTCGCACCGATCCAACCGCTGACATGAAGCAGATGGCGTCCATGCTTGGGAAGTCGATGCCCTCGTTCAGGCACTCGGCATACGTGACGATGATGGATTCGCTCGTTTGCACCAACCCGATGATGCGAGCACGCTCGGTGGCCGGAGTGTCGCCTGTGATGGTATAGGCGTTGTACCCGGCAATAAGCAGGGTGCGGCGGAATTCGTCGGCCTCGGCGATGGTGGCGTGCTTACTGAGCAGTTTCTTGCACCCGGTCGCCTTGACGAACCTGGACAGCACGGTGATGAAGGCCCGCATTTTGGAATCCATGGAAAGTCTGCCCACTTCCACATCAACAGGGGACTCACCCACGAACACGTGAAACGGCAGGACGATGCCCGCATTCACAGCCTCGCGGAACGGCATGTCGTACACCCGCTTGCCGAACACCACTTCGTTATCCATGGAAAACCCTTGTTCTTCCTCATCAAATGCAACATGGTGCGGCGTGGCCGTCATGAACAGGCGCTTGCGGATGCTGATGTCGTCGGTCAGCAAACGCCCAGCCACCTTGTCTGCCGACCCAGCCACGTGATGCGCCTCATCGAGCAGAGCCATATCGACCGTGTGACCGACCATCCCGGCAATCAGGGCTGGTACGCTGGCGTAGGTGGAGAATACGATCTTAGTGCCATGTTCGCGCAGGCACGTCTGGAGCACCCTCGGATCGGTTGTGTGCGACACGGGTAGCTCCTCCTCCGAAACGTCATCCGGCTGTACGTTGCGACTGCACATCGCGATCCACCGGTCGAACTGCAACCCGTTGGCCTGGTACGTCTGAATCAGCTGGCTGAGTAGCCCGATGGTGGGAGCGCATACCAGGACGACCTGCGCCTCCTGCTGCTGGATAGCCCACATGCCGACGAGGCTCTTGCCCCACCCCGTGCTGGCGGTCACCAAGGCCCGGTCGTGCGTTTTGAAGTGGCTGGCAATGGCGGCAAGGGCGACGCCTTGGGTATCGGGACGAGGTTGCATGACGCGCAAAATAGCAGAAGAACGAACGCTTGTCAAGTGGTCTTCGGCGGTACGGTGTGAAACTTCGCCCGGACGGCACTCCGTATGTTGCGGGCGGCGTGTTCCAGCCATTGTGCGCATGTCCATGACTGGTGATTTCAACGGCGGGCAGATTCTTCGTCAGATTCAACCCAGACCTGACTGTCACCTTGCTTGAGCATCTGCATCAGCGTGGCGCGAATGTGCTCTCGGATTTCAAATTCCTTGGCACGCGCCTCGGCTTCCGGAACGTCGCCGGGCTTCGCGCGTTCTTCAAGCGCCGCCTCGATGGACGGGAAAACGTCAATGACTCGGTCGAAGATAATGTCGGTGGCGTTATCAACGGCGCAGTGGGAGATGGTGGCAGGTATTGTGGTCATAATGGTAGGTATCGGCGGACTTCGCGAAGCCGTGCTCTTGTTTTCATGGAAGTACTAACAGAAGAACGAGCGCTTGTCAAGTGGTCTTCGGTGGTACGGTGCGAAACTTCGCCCGGCGCTTCTTCGCCTCCGTCTGCGCCCACGCCAAGGCCATATCGCGCTCTTCCACGGTCATGCGGCCAGTCATGGCTCGATCAAAGACGTCGGAGAGACCACGAGCTTCCTTCCAGTCTTTAAAGCTACCATACCGATCGATGTACTGCTTATGCGGCTCGCAGAGAATGGTAAGAAACCCAATACACAGCAGGGTATCAAAGAATGCGGCTGGCGTCAGTAGCTCCGGGTTGACAATAGTTGGCAGCACCAGTGCCCGCCGAAGCACGAAGAATCTGTCCACCCACTGCTTAATGTGGGCGTGTCGCACTTTGCCTCCACGAATGAACCGCGACTCATAACTGACGCCTGCTGCCGTTGGAGCTTTGCCATGATGATTTTCGGTGACGGTGGTATCTACGTAAACCTCGTGTGTTCGCATGATAAACGCCTTGGCCTTATCAATACTCTCCACGGCATGACTCGCTGCCGTAATATGCGGCACCCTGAACCGCCGCCCGGCCCGGTTTTCACCCCAAATAAAGTTAACAGACCGCCCCTGACAGGTTATGCGTCCGTCGAAGTTCACACCGTCATTGCGAACCAAGTCCAGCCGCACATCATACCCGTCGACTGTGAGGCTGCGGGAGGCAATAAACGGGCGAGTATATAGCATAATGGGGTGTGAATTAAGTGGTGCCTGCGGCACGAGTTCCACGTGCTTGTCGTCGCGATGACCGTCCCAGTCCCACAGGTTATTTACAACGCGTTCTGTGGGCCGCAGGCTAAAAGTGGTCGGTGAGAGGATGCTGGTTTGTGCAGAGCCAGCTTGCACCGGTCCTCCGATAGAGGGAGCGCTCCGGCGAGCGCCGTATGATGGCCAGTAGTTGCCAACCCTCATGCTCGGTGGGCCTACATATCACACCACAATTAAGAACGCCTCCGACCTAGCGCCTCGTTAATGCCCGGAGGCAGCTCGGTGTAGCAGGCCTTGGACTCCATGGCCTTGGCCCGGCGAATGGCCTCATCGAGGCGAGGGTAAATGCGGTCGCGACATCCCTGCGCCACGGCCTTGCGCACTTCCACAATCAGCGTAATGAGCTTCTCGCGCAGGATCTGGTTGGACTCCAGCTGGATGTTATGCGTGATCAGGCAATCTGCCGCCCACACCCGTTCGCTCTTGCCGCCGTTGTCGGAGCGGATGAGCGTCTTGCTGACAAGGAGCAGTTCGCTGAACAGTTCCTGTTGCAGGGCCTCGACGCTCTTGCGCTGCCCACGAGGCGTTGGGTTTTCCGTATCTGCTCCAATGATCGTACCATCACCCCAGACGCGGATGTCGTCGTCCGTACCAGCACCGGGCTCCGGCGGGGCGTAGTACCGCTGCAGAAACTGCTGGCAGATGGTCATGTTGTTTGCGCCATCGGCCCCGGACAGGATGATACACCGGTCGATGACACCTCCTCCGACGCGGCGGCGCTCGATATGCAGGCCGAGACCGTGACCACCGCAGGCGTCTCCGTGCGCCTTCAAGTCACCGTCATGGAGTTGCTTATCTTCAATAACCGGTTGATGCGTCCCCTTCCGGATAAGGGCGCGGATGGTGCGGACCCGGACAGCCTGTGCTT